TACCCACCTGGACAGATGGCGTCTGGTCAGAAACTACATTTACTGATTTGGACATCTTCCGGAATTTTGTAAAGAGCGTATTCAAAGAACCCGGTAAGTATGAATTAGATGATACCACTCTTGTCTTTAATGAACAGAGCAGACTCTTTAATAAAAACGGGTATTACTGTCAGTATCCTAAGATGAGTAGAGATTTCATCAAGTATTGGGATACTGAAAAACAGAAATGCATGCAAGGAGTCATCTTTAAGCATGGGCGTAAAACTTGGTACCTACCCGGAGATTACTATATGTGGGTTAACTTTCTTCCTATCTACGATAAGATGAAGAAAGATTATGACATGGCATTAGTATGGGATGTTCAGTTGCACATGGCGCTATACGAATGTTTAGCTGAGATTCATTATAAGCATGTCTCCATCTTAAAGAAAAGACAGATTGCATCTTCTTATTACCATATGGGTAAATTCATTAATAGTATCTGGTTCAACCCGGGTGTTATTCTCAAGATGGGAGCTTCTTTTAAGGATTACGTAAACATAGAGGGTTCTTGGAAATTTTTAGATGAATACAAAGATTTTCTAAATGCGCACACAGCTTGGTACCGTCCTATGAATCCGGATAAGGTATTGACTTGGCAACAAAAAATTGAAGTTACCCAAAACAAAAGAAAGAAGGAAGTGGGTCTCAAGGGTATGCTCACGGGAATGTCTTTTGAAAAAAGTCCTACTAAAGGAGTTGGTGGACCTTGTACATATTTCTTCTATGAGGAAGCTGGTATTGCACCAACAATGGATGTAACCTTTGAGTTCATCCGTCCTGCAATGAAAGCTGGAGAACTTACTACAGGAATGTTTATTGCTGCAGGATCTGTGGGTAAATTAAAATCTGCAGAACCCTTAAAGGAATTTACAGAATATCCTAGACGAAATGACATGTACGCTGTAGAAACGGATCTTATAGACGAGACTGGTGTACGCGGTGAGAGTGCGTTATTCATTCCTGAACAATGGGGTATGCCACCATATATAACTGAATTTGGGAATTCTCAAGTAAAAGAAGCATTAGCTGCTTTAGATATTCAATTTGCGATATGGAAAAAAGAATTAACTCCAGCCCAGTATCAGTTGAGAATATCACAGCATCCTAGAAATATCAAAGAAGCTTTTGCATCTAGAGAACTTTCAATCTTTCCATTGCATTTGGTAGAACATCAAAAGAAAGAAATAAAAGATAATCTATATCCATGTGAACTGTTAACCATTGACGAAAATGTTTCTGGTGAAATAGTGATCAAACGAACTAATAAGGCACCAATATCCCAGTTTCCAATTAAGACTAATGAGGAAGATAAAACGGGTGTACTACAAGTATGGGAGAGACCTGATAAAGATGCTGCATGGGGAACGTACTTAGGATCTGTGGATCCAGTGAGTGTGGGTAAGACAACAACCTCTGATTCCTTATGTTCAATTCAAATATATAAAACAGCTACTACTGTAAAAAGACATACAGTAGATGGAGTAGAAACTTTTATAGAGGGTGACAAGATTGTAGCTACCTGGTGTGGTAGATATGATGACATCAATGATACGCATAAACAATTGCGGTTGATAATTGAATGGTACAACGCGTGGACACTTGTTGAGAATAACGTATCCCTATTTATACAGTATATGATTAAGGAACGTAAGCAGAAGTTTTTGGTGAAGAAAACGGAGATGCTCTTCCTAAAGGAAGCTCAATCCAATAATAGCGTATACCAAGAATATGGATGGAAGAATACAGGAACAATCTTTAAAAACCATTTGCTCATATATCTTGTAGAGTCCTTAAAGGAAGTTGTGGAAGAAGAGATTGATGATGATGGTTTAATTATTAAAAAGCACTACGGTATCCGTAGAATACCAGATCCTATGATATTAGCAGAGATGTCAGCATACGTAGATGGATTAAACGTGGATAGATTGATCTCATTGTCTGCACTTATGACCTTTGCTAAAATTAGAGAATCTAACTCTCAGCGACCAATCAGAGTAGAAAATGAAGCAATGAATAACTTGCAAAAGTCCCCAGATTTATATAACTTAAAGCGTAATGCTTTCCGTACTGTAGGGAGATCATCAGGACATTCTTCTGGACAAGGAAGAAGAAGATCCATACTAAAAACTAGAAGATAGATGAAAATATTAAATGCATTAGACCTTAAAGGAGGTGCCAAAGCTAAGCATAACAGGTTATCCAGTATTTCACAACCCTTACAATTTTTACCTATAAAAGAAAAAGATCCGGAATGGACTTCTGGTAATATGGATTGGTTGGAGTGGAATGGACTCAAGCAATTACGGAAAAATGCAAGAGGTATGATGAAAAACTATAAGGTCGCACAAGGCGTTATAGATAAGACAGATTATATTCTTGAAGAGAACAACGAAATGAAAGACATCGTTGCTCAACTCGCGGATAGTGATGAATTAGCAGCTACGGAACTAAAGTTTTTTCCAATCATACCTGATGTAGTTAACACCCTAGTTTCAGAATTTTCTAAAAGAAAGAAACGTGTAAGTTTTAGAGCATTGGATGAACATACACATAATGAGATCCTTCAGCATAAAAAAGATGAAATAGAAAACGTACTTGTTAAGTATGCGGAATCTAAACTTCTGAATAACATGTTACAACAAGGCGCTGATCCAGAAGATCCGGAGATGCAGCAAATGATGGATGAAAAACTCAAGCCTGAAAATTTAAGAACCTTACCTGAGATTGAAGAGTTCTACACTAAGAACTATGAAGTGATTGCTGAGAAATGGGCATCTAAACAACATCTTATAGATGAAGAGCGCTTTAAGATGAGTGAACTTGAAGAACGTGGTTTTAGAGATAAGCTTATTGTAGATAGAGAATTCTGGCATTTTAAGATGTTGGAGGATGATTATGATATTGAACTGTGGAATCCAGTACTTACCTTTTACCACAAGTCTCCTGACGCTAGATATATCTCTGAAGGTAATTGGGTAGGTAAGATAGAAATGATGACACCTTCTGATGTTATAGACAAGTACGGTTGGGTAATGAATGAAGACCAGATGTATTCTATGCAACAGAACTATCCTGTAGGAGCCGCTGGTTATACTATAGGTGGTCAACAAAATGATGGGGCTTTTTATGATGCTACTAAATCACATGCCTGTAATGTGGGTTCCCCATCATTAGCATACAGACAATACACTTCAATGCGAGATAACTTCACGCATCACGGAAATGATATAGTACAATGGGTACTGGGTGAGTCAGAAGATTATCAACATGACGCTCCTACGATGCTTAGAGTCACTACTGCCTATTGGAAGTCACAAAGGAAGATTGGTCATTTGACTAAAGTTCATGAGAACGGTCAAGTAGAGACTGAAATAATCAGTGAAGAGTACATTGTTACGGATGCTCCAATGTATAATACATCTCTAATTAAGAATAAGACAGCACAGAATCTTGTATTTGGTGAACACATAGAATGGGTATGGATTAATCATGTGTGGGGTGGTGTTAAGATTGGCCCGAATCAACCAACGGTTATAGGTATGGAGAGTAGCAGTGGTGTGAATCCAGTGTATTTAGGTATTAACCAGAATCAAATTAAACCTCTTAAATTTCAGTTCAAAGGGGAAACAACAATGTATGGGGCCAAACTTCCAGTAGAAGGGAGAGTATTCTCAGATAGAAATACAAAATCTTTCTCATTGGTTAGTTCTATGCTTCCTTTTCAAATTGGATTCAACATTACAAATAACCAGATAGCCGATATTCTTATTGATGAATTGGGTTCAGTATTAGTCTTAGATCAAAATACATTGCCTAAGCATTCTATGGGAGAAGACTGGGGGCCAAATAATCTAAGCAAGTCATATGTTGCAATGAAAGATTTCAGCATGCTTCCTTTAGATCACAGTCTTCAAAATACAGACGGACCTGTTAACTTCGGTCAAATGCAAAAGTTAGACATGTCTGACACGCAAAGATTAATGTCTAGAATACAATTATCTCAATATTTTAAACAACAAGCTTTTGAATAAGTTGGGGTAAGTCCTCAACGAATGGGACAAGCATTGGGTCAAACTACTACTGCTACAGAAGTGGAACAGACTGCAGCAGGTTCATATGCTCAAACGGAAAATCATTTTGTAGAGCACTCAGATCAGTTAATGCCTAGGATACATCAAATGAGAACAGATCTTGCGCAATGGTATCATGCAACCAAACCTTCTGTACGGTTACAGCACATGACTACTCTAGGCGAAAGGGTTAACATGGAGATTAATGGTAAGGACTTATTGAATAGAGATATTAACGTATTCTGCACAACTAAGGCTGATCACAGACAGATCTTAGAACAAATGCAAATGCTTGCTGCAAATAACAATACTACAGGAGCTTCTATATATGATTTAGGAAAGATCATGGAAGCCGATTCTTTAGGTAGTATGAATAGCGCTCTTAAAGACGTTGAAGCCAAGAACAATAAAATTAAGGCTGACGAACAAGCACATGCTGAAAAAATGCAGCAGATGCAAATGGATCAAATGGAGAAAGAGAAAGCAATGGCTCCTGACCATGAAGCGCTAGAAGCTGAAAAAGATAGAAGAAAAGATATTCTAGTTGCTGAAATTAAAGCAAGTGGATTTGGTGCAATGCAAGATCAGAATGAGAATAACCAAAATGATTTTGTAGATAACATGACGAAGCTTAAACAGACTTCCCAGTATCAGGAAACCATAAATCTTCAAGGTCAAAAGGCTGCTGACAATAGGAATCAGCATACTGAAAAGATTCAAGTGAAGCGCGAAGATAATAACCTGAAGCGTGAAAAAATGAATAATGATTTGACCATTGCTAAGGAAAATAAAAATCAATACGATTTGCCTAAAAAAGCGGATAAGAAAAAGGATAAAAAATCATAGCCATATAATGATGCATTATTTTTTATTTATCATTTTTTCCAAACTTATTAGATTTATTTTTTAGTAATATTGTGTATATTATATTAGTTAGCCAGTAGAAAACCAACAAAACCAATTTAAAATATTATGAGTACAGCGATTAAAGAACCCAAGCAAGAAGCAACACATGTCACAAATGTGGAGATCGACTTAGAAGATATTCTAGGTACAGGTGCAGCTTCTGTAATGACTTCTGGAGAATCCGAACCCAAAAAAACTATATTCTCTCCACCAACAGCAGATTTAAGTTTCTTAGATAAACCAGCTGAAGAACCTAAAACACCAGTAGTTGAAGGAGCTGAAGGAACGGAAGGAGATGAAGCTGTAGTGGTTGATCCTGTTGATCCTGCAGATCCTGTTGATCCCGTTGATGGTATTCATCCTTTAGCACAACCAGCGGTTGAGTTAGAAGAAGGCACTGAAGGAACTCCTGTAATAACTGAAATGGCAACTGTTGCTAAACAACTTATAGAAAAGGGCATTATACTGCCCTTTGAGGATGATAAAAAAATAGAAGATTACACTAGTGAAGATTATGAAGAGTTGTTTGAAATGAACATCGCTGAAAATAAAAAGAAACTAGAAGCTGAAATACCAGAACAGTTTTTTAACAGCCTTCCTCCAGAAATGCAACAAGCTTATTCTTATATAGCTAATGGTGGTACTGATATGAAAAGTATGTTCTCTGCGTTATCTGCGAGTCAAGAGATGAAAGAGATTGATATCTCTAAAGAGGACGGGCAAAAGCATGCTATCAGATCTTATCTGACCGCTACTAGTTATGGTACTCCAGAAGAAATTGAAGATGAAATCTTTAGTTATGAAGATAGAAATGAATTAGAAAAAAAAGCTACTCAGTTTAAGCCTAAGTTGGATGCAATGCAAGAACAAGTTGTTCAGCAAAAGGTGAAATCTCAAAAGGAGTCTAATGATAAAAGAGCTAAACAATCTAAAGGATACATGGATAGCATGTATACCATATTAGAAAAAGGGAAGCTTGGTGATTTAGAATTGGATCCTAAAACGCAAGATATGTTATATGCGGGTTTAGTACAATCTAACTACCCATCCATAAGCGGAAAAGGAACTAACATGTTAGGTCATCTATTAGAAAAGTATCAATGGGTTGAACCTAACCATACTCTTGTTGCGGAAGCGCTATATCTACTTGCTGATCCAGAAGGATACAAGAAGAATTTAGGCGCTGGCATAAAAGAAGAAGTGAATAAAGAAACAATGCGTACGTTAAAAACAGAACAAGCTAATAAGACTGGCAGTTCTAGTACGCCTGACGAAGTTGAAACCCCTGAAAAGGGAAGGAGGCCGGCTGTCCCAAGAGCCAATAGAAGCATTTTTAAAAGAACAAAAAGTCCGAGTAATAACAAACCTAAAAAGGAGGTTAAAACAATGAGTGAATTAAAGAAAGCTCCTTG